CAACATTTGTTCCTAGTGCTGCACTTCCGATTGCTACGTTAGTATTACCGGTTGTCATAGCATCACCTGCCGCATAACCGATAATCACATTGTTGCCGCCGGTAGTACCTGATTTAAGAGCTAGACCGCCGATAGCTACATTATTTACGGCTGTTGTTATAGCTTTTCCTGCTTGATGACCTACCGCTACCGAGAACGCATTTGCCCCAGCGTTTTGGGTTTCCAATGCCTCGTAACCAATCGCTATATTACCGCCGTGTCCATCTTCAGTTTTGAGAGCATCCTGCCCGATGGCTATATTGAAATCACCGGTGCTTATAGCCGTTCCCGCGTTCTTGCCGATGGCGATGTTAGACGTGCCGCCACTCGCAATACTGTTTCCAGCGCCTTCTCCTATTCGGATATTATCACTGCCTGCCGATGAGGTAAGTAAATCTGCTCCTGTGCCTATTATTACTTGGTCGTTTCCACCATCGACCTTTAAGGCATCTGTCACTCCGTTACTTTCGACGCGAAAGTCTAGATCTGCTGAACTTTCATTGATAATCGTTTCCGTAGAGTCACAATTAATTCTGTCTTGGCTATTGGTAGCATCAATAATTCTAAAAGTGCCGTTACCATTTTTTATTTGGTAATCTGGGTTGTTGTCGCTATCTGTAAGAAAAATACTCGGGCCAGCACTTATAGCAGTAATATCCCCCGCTACTTCTAATTCGGTCGATGGAGACGAAGTGCCTATACCTACTCGGTTGGTGCTACCTTCCACGAACACCATGTTTGCATTGCCGTCAGTCTCAACACGAAGGTCGATGTCTTGACTATCTTGGTTAAATACAGTCTCTGTTGAAGAGATTTCAATTCGACTTCTATTCGTTCCAGCGACTCTAGTATCTATTTCTAACTTAGCGTCTTCTGAACCATCTGAAACGTCAGAAAGTAACATCCGAATAAAGCCAAAGCTGGTTTCTGTTCCAGCATCATTGTTCGCCATAAAACGAATCTGACCGGCTGCGTCATCATCCGCAGGGCTTGCACTTAACCTTGATAAATCTAAACGTGGGCCAACCGCTGCATCTGCGTCTGTAGAAATAAGCTGAAGACCAGTGGTATTACCCGCTTGCTCCGTTATAAGGTTTTTCACGTTTAGGTTAGTAAACGCATCGACCATCTTACCGCCTGAGCCTGCGCCATCAGAATAAATAGCTTTGACTTGACCGTTGCGGATCGTAACCGTAGCACCAGAACCTTGCTTTATAATGATGTTATACGGGCCAGATGAACCTGAATCTGTCGTTGCGTTTTCTATAAACCACAGCTTTGAAACTGTATTCGGCCCTATAGTGACGGTGCAATCGCTATTAAGAGCGCCAGTGTATTGCAAATAGATTGACCTGCCGGGATCAGTAGAGCCATCGGCAATAGTAGTAGTGTGCGTGTCAGCATTGGTCGTGATCGCCTCTGTTCCAAAAGAAAACGCCTCTGCAATTAGCTCTAAATTTGTATTTGTACTAGTGCCCCACGTACCTGATTCGTCACCAGTGGCAATCTCTTTTAGGCGTAAGTCGTTGACGTAAGTTGCCATCTATCTTCTCCGACGTTTAGCAGCGGGCTTTTTCATGGAGGCCACATGCTTCTTCAATGTTTCAGCTTGTTTTTTATGAGTTTTAGAGGCTTTCTCTAGCCCCTTAATAATCTTTTTAACTTTGCGCGGCATTAAGCTACCTCTTCCCAATTCGGAGTCTGACTCGTAGATACACTTGAGTAACTTGGTGTCTGACTCGTAGATACACTTGAGTAACTTGGTGTCTGACTTGTCGATACACTGGAGTAACTTGGTGTCTGGCTCGTTGATATATTTAAGTAGTTTGGCGTTTGACTATCATCCACTAAGCTCCACACATTGACAATATTTGCTACGCCTGTTGCGAATACCCCTGTAACGCCAATAACAATGTCAGCAACTGCTACATCACCAGCCGCTCCAGTGCCTGCGACACCCGTTGGAACAATCGTCTGACCCAACCCAATAGAGACTGTGCCTGCTGCTCCAGTGCCTGCAACGCCCGTTGGGGATACGTTCGCACCCGCTGTTGTAGTGACTGACCCAACTGCACTGGTGCCTTCAACGCCTGTTGTAGATACATTAGCATCTGCGGATACAGTGATTGTCGTAACTGCGCCAGTACCTGCAACACCCGTTGGGGATACATTAGCCCCTGCACTGACTGTAACCGACCCAACTGCGCCCGTACCCGCAACACCTGTGACCGAAGTGTTTGCGTTCCCGATAGCCGTAACCGACCCAACAGCGCCCGTGCCTGCGACACCCGTAATAGATACAGTGACGCCCGACCCTTCGATGATCGTGACGGAGCCGACTGACCCTGTTGCAGAAACACCTGTGATAGAAACAGTTGCGTCTGCGCTGACTGTGACTGTAGTGACCGCACCTGTGCCTGAGACACCTGTGATCTCAATAGGATCTGCTTGGCCCCACGGGCCTTCGCCCCAAGTACCTCTACCCCACCCATTAAGATCTGCCACATACTACTCGCTACGCAATGCGAATTATCGCGTTAGACGCATCCGCCGTTGGAAACTGAATAGTGAAATCACCAGCGGTGCTTGTCTTGTCCCCACCAAACGCCAACGTACAGACAGCTTTGTCTGACTGAGTATCGTTATAGATAAGAGCGCCGTTTGCAGTAATTGTGCTTGAGCTAAATGTAAGATCAGAAAAATCGCAAAATGCTGTAGTGCCTGACGTTGTAGGCGTAACGCTAGTCAATGCTGCACCAGCCGCTGTATATCCTGTACCAGATACCTCGTTAGACGTTGAATATGCAGTAGTGCTTGCGCCTAAAGAAGCAGAGCTTGTATACAAAGCTAGCTTAAACGTATTGCCAGAACTGGCAGTAAAGTTGTGCGTACCAACAAGGATCTCTTGCTTAAAGGATGTGCACATAGCTGTAGATATAGCCATTATAAACTCCTAAGTATGTCTGCCATGTCCTTATGACCTTGACGTTCTAGTTCTGCAATAAGTGTTGTCCTATCGCTTTTTATTGCTTCTTTTATGTAGTGCAAAACTGTAGCTCTGACCGCTTCTTTGAACGCTTCTGCTTGTTGCGCTATCACGGGATGACAACTGCCACCCACACTTACAATTCTACCTGCGGCAGCTTGTGCCCAAAACTCAGGGTCATGCCCCTTGTGTTCTGTGGTAGCAACAAGAACATTACCTACTTCCATTTGTGGAGCTTGTAAAACCATATAACTCCTTACTGCACCGCTAATCTGGCTTGACCAGAACGGTATGTGTCAGAACGTAGTTTCCCATCACCTAGAACTTTGAGTAATGCAAGTGATGTGTTGTACATCTCGTTATACATTGCCACCATATCAGGCTCACCTTTCATAAATCGTATGGCTTCTACTAACGTACCGTTCAGTAATACAGAGTCAAACTCGTCGCCTAAATATGTCGTGCTTGCCGTAACTATGGACTCTGGGTAATACCCATAGTGTAATTCGGTTGAAAAGTTACTATTTGGGGTAGGGCCAATAATAAAAGAATCATCGTTAAAGATAGCGTAATGCTTAGGCACTCCGGTGGTAGCTGCCACTGGATAGGCTTCCCTAATAAAGTTTACGTCTTTATTTAGTAGGTAAATGTAATTACTGCTACTATCTATTATTGCCAAACTGTACACATACAAGAAATCGCTAGGCACGGATAGGTACGTGTTACTAGCAGTCATAACCCCTGTTACGTTTTTACGTAGTGCTGGTATTTGCACGGAGTTATATATCTTTTGTTCAGCCTGTTTTGTAAACAAAGCAAGCTGGTCATCTGTAAACGTCAGTTCACAAATGTCTTGAACATTTGTTTTTAGCTCAGTGTAGTTCATTCTCTACGCCATAGGGCCACGAGCCATTGTGCCTTTTGTTGCAGCGCCAGTACCTCGGATCTTTATGCCGGTAGTCTTTACATCTTTCATGTCGGTTTGCGGTGCACCCTTAACAGGTTGTACACCTTTAACTTGAGCGAACTTCGGTGTTTTCATAAACGCCTCTAAGTTGTTGTTACCGTTACTGTTCCCACCTGACCTGTTGCTACTAAGTCATTGGGAGTTAAGCCAAAAGGATCATCACCCGCTCCTACAGGATTCCAACCCCACTGTATCTGTCTGCTACTGTTTACCCCCGATTCACCTAAACTTCTATCAGGACGTGGATCTCTGATGGCCTGCGGGTCATTTACTGGAAACTCACCAAGTTTTAATTGCGGGTGATCTGGATTCCAACACTCTGGGCACGCCTTTAAGTTTGTGTCCTGCCCTTTACGTATTACGTTCTTTAACTCACGTAGCTTATACTGAAAGCCGCAAATATCACACTCAGCAATAGCTATTCTGGCTGACGCAAAGCGATTAGACATTAGTATGTCCTAGTAGCACGCGGTACAAACCGTGCCGCTGTTTTATCTCTATCTTCTGCCGCTGCTAGTGCAAACTGCTCGTTATACACCTCTTTTAGTAATGTTATACGAGGCGCTAGCTCTGGATCTTTCATAGCTATATGGTACGCCAGTCCCGCAACTAAACAGGGTAAGAACCTAAAGTTCATATCAGCCGTTTCTACCCCGCTACCTGCGTCTTGGATACGGCGCATACGGTAGTACTTAAATATGTACTCGTTGTTCTTATCAGGCACAGGCCACACGTTGATCTTAGGGTTATCTCTAAGACGTTCTATGTAAACCTGTATTGGCCTGCCTTCTGTTAGTTTGTTGGGTATGGAGGCGTACGTGCTAACACTTATTCGGTTAATAGTCAGATCAGACTGGGCGTACTCATCGCCAGAGTTTGTGCGTATGACCTGCTCTAACAAATCAATGGTATCCGCAGGTAAGTCATATTGACTTGTGCCCTTAACCATCGTGACAGTGCCTTCATCAATCGTCCACAAATTGATACCACGGTTTTGCCACTCAATAGTCATCAAGTTCATGGAACGTCTGGCGGTGCGTAAATCATACCCAGAACGCATTTCACGACCTGCACGTTCCCACGCTTCTTCAGCGATCTCCGTGAAGTCCATATCAAATGCAGTTGTTCCAGATGTCGTCATGGTCTACTACCCTGTACGTATAGCGTTTTCTTCCTACGCTTATTCATCACCGCGCCACAACCTTTGTGATTTGCGCGAATGGGGCCACCTTCGTTTTTCCTAACTATACGCCGACCTCTTGCGGAAGCGGGAGATGTGCGTACTTTAGCTTTCGGTGTATTTGCTACTACTGTTTTACCTTTTGCTCCAGCTTTTTTCTTTTTGCGTGCCGTAGTGGCTCGTTCAGACTGACTCAGCGACTGTGCTTTAGCTTTAGGTAAGCAGCGATCAGGGTTCTTTTTATCTTTCGACGTGCCGCATGGCCCTTTGATTTTGCCATCGGTGCCGATACGTACCCATTGCTGTTCTCGCCACTGTTTAAGCTGACCCATTACTTTACCTTTCGCGCTCTGCGTATGGCTTCTTTACCACGTTTAGCAATGCCTGCCTGCGTGTGTTTACCCGCTGCCTTAGCTCTTTGCTCCAGTACCGTAAGTATCTGTATTTTTCTGGCAAAAGGCTTGTTTACCTTTTTAACTTTAGCCACAGTATCACGAGCATCTTGGGCGGTTGCGTACTTTATAGACACCGTATCTCTAGGGTTCTCGTCCGTGTACAGTCTTCTACCGCTACCTTTTGGCTTTTTTCCTGTTCCTACTTTAGGATCTTTAGCCATTAACTTCTGACTCGCTTACGACCTCTAGCAGACGCTGGAGAGGTTGGTTTTTTC